TTACTCTTCTATGACCTCTACATAAATGTCATGGTCTTCTGAAAGTTTCTCTAATGTTTTAGCCAACAGTGGGTTTTGTTGTTCTTCAACGCCCATATGTTCAGGGTCCCACTGGTATTCACGCTTTGGGACGGCTTCTACCTCCACGGTGGCACCGCTATCCATAGGCCGATTGATAACTTCACCATCATCGGTCATTACCTGTGTTCCGTCTAAACTCATAACGGGTATACCACCGTCATCATGAGCCGTCTTTTTCTTAGCAGATGAATCCTCATCTCCCTTACTGCTCGGTGGTTTTATACCTCTTGCTTTAAGAGCAGCTAACGCAGCCTCTCTAGCATTATTGCGAGCTTCGGAGCTTATAGGCTCTGGCGGTTTTACACCACCAGATACATCTTGGGTTTCAGATTGTATAGTAGCTCCAGACTTCTCTTCAGTATCCTGATTCGCTATAGGCGTAGAGGATATTGTTTCACCATTATCAAGTAAGTCTGTTTCTACCGGTGGTAGCGGGGCCTCAACAACCGGTGTAGGCTGTGGCCTCTTAGGCTGTACAGCTCGATTGGACCGCGCTCCGCTAGCCATCATATATTCTTTATAAACATCTGTCTCTATATCGACAATCTCTAAAGACACGGAATAGCCCAACGCATATTGGAACGCTAATGCAATTTCCTTGCGATTTGCTTCATTAGTAGCCAATGTAAGAGATATTCCCTTTTTAAAAGCTACTACTGCTTTTTCACGATCTACATAAATAACTTGGCCTTGACCAATAATATTATATGCTAATCCCTTATCGCTGTCCTTTAGATATTTTATCACAGTAGTCTGAATGGTTCTATATTCCCCAGAGTCCACCATGGTTTCACCGATAACAGCGACTTGGCTAATACCTGTATTCTTCTGACGGCCCGTATGTCTCGTCGTTCGAGACGTACCAGTCTTAGGTTGTACTGCACCAGAATTCTTCATCGGTGGTGGAGTCATACCAACACCATGCATAGGTGGCGGCGTCAAACCTATAGTAGCCGTTTGATTACTACCGCTAGGTTTCGATTCCGCTACAATAGGTGAAGGCTTATAATTTGTTGGCACCTCATGAATCGTAACAGATTCGTATTCCTCCATAGGCGGTGGAATGAAATCATCATCTACCACATTTGATCTTGATGCATTAGGTGTAGCCACAAAATTAATAGATGGCGCCGCCATCGGTGGACCTTGTTGTTCCAATTTGGCCAGCCGATTGAGTACGCCTTCACGTGACTCGCGTTCAGACTGTTCTAATGCAGCCAAACGGTCCTCCACATCGTCATGAGCCTTGGATACGCCTGCACATAAAACCAATAGGCCCATTTCAATAACCGTGCGTGGATTATCTACCTGTTTCGCATCGCTCATGATGGATTGTAACTGTTTAATATATTGATTGATGGTACCAAACTCAATGTCTTTTGCTTGTTCTAAGAATTCAGTGCGGAACGAATCATATACCTTTAATTCCTCCGCATCAGGAGCGACCTTAGCAATCAATAGAGCCCGTAAGTGTTGCGTAAGGGCCTCCATAATTTGAGCCCCATCACGCCCTTCACTGAGTGCATTTTGAATATATTTCAATACAGCTGGGCCATCTCCATTATGCAAGGCAGATAGGAATTTAATAATCCAGTCCTTACTAACGAGGCCAATGAGTTCCTCTACAACGGCCGGTGTAATCTCGCCACTGGCCATGCCCACACATTGATCGAGAATACTTAACGCATCGCGCAAGCCACCATCCGCATGAACCGCGATGAGACGTGCTGCATTATCTTCTAAGGCAAAGCCTTCTTTATCCGCAACATATTGTAACCGCTGTGCAATATCATCAGATGTGATACGTCTAAATGTATATCGTTGGCAACGAGATACGATGGTAACAGGCAGTTTTTCAATCTCAGTGGTCGCAAAGATGAACATCACGTGATCTGGTGGTTCCTCTATCGTCTTTAATAGGGCATTCCACGCTTCATTGGTAAGCATATGGGCTTCGTCGATGATGAATACCTTTTTACGCCCCTCTACAGGCATAAACTTTACGCTTTCACGTAAAGCACGAATCTCATCGATACCACGATTCGACGCCGCATCAATTTCGAGGACGTCCATAGACTGACCACTCAAAATCGATTTACATACGCTACATTCATTACAAGGATGGTCGGTAGGGCCATGTTCACAATTAATGGCACGTGCAAAAATCTTAGCCATACTTGTCTTACCAGTCCCGCGCGGGCCGGCAAATAGATACGCATGAGCCACCTTATCCTCGCGAATAGCGCGCATCAACGTATCTGATACCTGATGTTGCCCAACCACATCGGTAAACGTCTGCGGACGATACTTACGATATAGCGCCATATATGCCATAGGAACACCCCCTTTTCCCTGTAAACAGTCCGTAATTAGCAATACTTTATTATAGCCTATATAGTATTTTTTATCCACGATTTTATATATTGTAGTTTTTAACTGATTGGCCATAGTGTAAACCTCAAAATGCTAACCACAAAATTATATAGCTTTACATGAAATTTTTGACGTATTTTTGCCGTCAAATAAAAAAGAGGGGTACCGCTTATGGTACCCCTTTATTACTAATCTAATTCAACAAGACGTTTTAATTCGCCATTTACAAACCACATTTCACAACGTACATTGTTATGGTCTGTTAAAGTTGCGGTGTATAAACCGTCTTTCTTTGGTTCTACTTCTTCTGCGAACATATGCGTTTTGCCTTCAAATGTAAATGTTTTCATTTTCGTTTACCTCTTAATTAAATATGATATGCCGTAAACCGTACGGTGCGGAGATAATCAGATCACCTACCATTTCGCGAATGTATAAAGTGCGCTGGCCCCTTTAAACTGCTTACCGTTAAAATGCGCTAAACCTTGAAAGTCGCCAGCTTGATAACCTACAGTTTCGTATACCTTCCCTGTTTCTAATACAGTAACGCCGCCCATTATGCGATGCGCTTTGTTTAGATTAATTTTGTACACGTCAACTTTGTTTTCATCTGTATTTTCTACTACCGCGGTTCTATCGCTTTTTTCTGTAACTTCCTTTGGAATATTCGGAGATTTATCCTTAATAGCATTTTTCGTAACTACTGCCGCATCATGTAACGTTGGCGCATGTGTATAATACGTTGCTACCGGCTGCGCGGTTTCCTTATACGCAATTACTTCCGTTGCTTCCTTTGGCGTGATTTTTAACGTATCCGCCAGTTTCTGCGGGTTTTTCGCTACTGTTTGATTGAGGATAACAGGTTCTTGCAATTTCTTTGTATAAGCCATTTTGTAACAAAATAAGCCAACTACCACCACCAGCAGCACAAGTGCTGTCACGGTAATGACCGGCGCATATCGCCTTAATAATTGAATGATAGTATCCATAATCCCCCCCTATTAAATAGGCCAATTTAGCACTAAATCGGCATCAAATTCCTTGCCCTCGATGTTTTCGCTAAATGTGTACTGCCACAAATTGGCCCCTTCATAGTCGCATTGGTTATTAAGTTGTGCGCACCAGATAGCGCAACCACCTAATTGACTAACGTCTAATACATTCACTAACCAGTCATAACTAGCGTACAAACCAGTATTAACATATCCAGCTTGCCATAATTTATTGATGAACACGCTACAAATATTTGTTAATTCTTGGCCCGTTGGCATGCCACGATTTGCCTTGTAATTATCCGCATCTTCCATATCGAACCATACGCCAATAGGCAACTTGTCAACAGTTAGGCCGGCATCGTTCAATGTATTCAATACAAATTCTGCTTCGTCCGCTGCACGTTCTTCATTTATAGCGTAGGAATAATGGTATACGCCAATAGCTAAACCTGCGTTTATTGCACCGTTTACGTTGTTATAAAATTCACTATCTAAATTGCCACGGCCATAACCAATGCGGATAATAGCAAAATCGAACCCGTTCGCCTTAACCGCGCCCCAATCAACTACACCGTTATTTTCGCTTACATCAATACCCCTCATGGTACCCCCTATAATTTAACTTTGTTTTCAATTTTAGTTTTAACTAAATCTAAAAATTTACCTAGCATCACATTTCCGCCGTCGCGTAGGTTTTCCATAATGGATAAGAATTCACACGAACCCAAATATAACCATACCAGCGATACCGCGAACTGCTTTTGACCGCTCATTTCATCGAATAAGAAGGCGGCAAGTGTAGCGGCGACGTATGTCGCCACTTTAAACACAAAACCTTTTCGCATGTATCGGCTTGAAATTAACCCCTTATCAAACGCCAACGGTATTGCACGGTATTTTTCCCAAACCGCAATTTCGTCTGCCTTATAGTTGTATTCATCAACCAACATTCTATAAGCGATTGCCGCCCATTTAGTGAATAAGTCAACGAATACCAATAAAATAAACACGCCCAATATTTGAACGTGTTTTATATGAATTAACCACATACCAACCGCACCGGCGCCACTTAGTATAACTTTTAATAAAAAACTATCTGTTAAAGAGTTCCAACCTTCAACAAAAAACCTAGTGAAATGATCCATTACTTACCCCTCATTTAACCTTACCTAAGCCATATACGCTACGCGCTATATTAGCTTTTCTCATATTAATTTTATCTAGTTGTTCCCTCTTTTGTTCGTCGCTCATGCGTTCATTATTAATAATAGCCTTAGATGCTTTATTTAAGTTTTTAAGGCTATTACTTGCATTTTTGAGTTTTGCAAATTCTTTAGCATCGTATCCTTCCGGCCGTTGCCCTGTTAATTTGAACTCATTATGTAGTTTTTCTTGTTCCTTATAATCGTCATATACACGTTGAACGCTATTTGATGATTGATAAGGTGCCGCGGTAAACCCTCTTAACCCCGGAGCTTCGTACCATTTTTTAGATGTATTATTTTCTTTTGCACCAGATACCGCATCAATTCCGCTTAATCCTAACCCAGCAAGGCCGCCGCCGTACCCTCTTATTGTATTGTCTACAACATACGGTGAAACGTTTATTTTATCGCCTACGAATTTTGCTACCTCGCTAGTGTTCGCGCCGTACTGTAGGCGTGCTGGCAAGTTTTCTTGTGATTGCGGAATAATATTGCGTTGTCTAAATAGTGAATAATTGGTTGTTGCTTCAACAATAGGTATCATAGCCGTAGGCATAAAACTTGGTGCAAGGCTATCAAATACGCGATCACCAAACCCTTTAAAACCTACGCTCTTACGATTGTTTTTTTCATCGTCCATGTACTGTAGCATACGTTCAAATGACGTACCGAATAAAACGCCGGCTTCAAACGGCTTAGGAATTCTATACATATTTTCTTTACCCGGAATTATCCAGAATGTATCCTTTTCCCATTGCGGTAATTCTTGGTATCGCTCATCATCTTTATTCATGTACCATAACATAACACTTGGTAATGTGATATAAAGCATAGTTTTAACCGTCATACCGCGCGGATCTTCTTTAAAAGCACGCGCCATTTTGTCTGCGCCTTGAATTGTTGCATTAAAGAAAGCTATTACTTGGTTAGCTTTCTTTGTGTGCGTACCTCTACGGCTGAAATCTAATGTAATATCACGGCTTTCTAGTGCTGCTTCGCGTGCTGATAACGGATTTCTATCTTTACCGAATAAGCGATTACCAACGCCCGTATAACCCTTTCGTGCATTGTCATATTCTGCCAATCGTGTTGCCATTTCTGTTGCTTCACTCATAGCGCGCAATGCTTCAATAGGGTTTTTAATCAACTTCGTAAATTTGCTTTCACGCTTCATAATGTCGCGTAATTGGCCGCCTAAATAGTCGCGGTCTAGCGATACCATTGCCGCATGTGCTGCACCAGATTTTTTATACTCCCAGAATGTTTGACCTTTCTTCAAGTACAAAGCCAAACCTTTGAACGTATCAACAATAGGAATAAAACCATGTTTAGAGTAAATCGCAGCGCCTATCATATCACGAACGGGGTTACGCAAGATAAATTCCGGCGATAACGTAGCACCAGCACGTAGCCAGCTTGCCGGATAAGATAAAATCTTCATAATCATATTAGATTGTTCTTTATCCAACATGCGCATAGTTTCGATAAGTTCCGGTGTTGTTTCGTACGTTACTTTTTGCCCGTTCTCCCATACATTGAACGTATTGTCCGTTTTCGCCTTATCACCTTTTACACGTTCCACAATTTGCCCAACGCCTTTTTTATCGGCTAATTTCGCAAATGTGCGGCCAACGTGATTGCGTTCTATCGTGTTATAGAATTGGAATGTATTTTTAATAATGCTTTCCAATGGATCTATAATATCGCGCGTACTACCTTTTAACCGTTTAACCGGACTGGATACATCAATAAACCCCTTGCCACCAGATAAGAACGATTGCATGCCTACGTCTGACATATCGCGGAAAAACGGAATGTAATGCGGGTACATTTTACGCATTGTATGGTACGCTTTAGCCGTTAACATACCCTCTTTAACAAGCATCGTCAATAGATAATCTTGATATTTATAGATTTCTTTGGCCGCCTTTTGAAAACGTTCATTTCCGGCGTGCTTGCCTAATACAGCAGCATCTTCCGTGTATGAAAACGTTGCTTTTTGTTGGTTCTTATGTAGGTCTAAATCGTGTAATGCCACTAGATACGCGGAAAAATCTCTATGTTCTCTCTTCCCGATATCCTTAATAATATCTTTAAACGCTGGAATTTTATATTCCGGCGCGCCGTGTTCAATTAACGTTTCCGCCTTACCGGCCCAACCACGCGCCAGCCACGCTTGCATATACGGATTATCATCAAACGAAATCTTTTCACCCGTTTCCCGTTCGACTTGTTCCACTAAATCTTTTAACGGGTTGAGTTCATCGATTAATTTAGTGTATACATCGCTCATCGCTTTTTTGATAAAGTCGCGCGTTTCACCACGTTTAACCGCATCAATAGCTTGGCTCACTTTCCCTTTACTCTCAAACGAAATACTGCCCTTTACACGTTCCGCCCCGCCTTGACGGTGCCATTCATGAACCAGTTGAGATAATTTGTTGGTGATACCGTTCAATTCCGGTTCTTTGGCAATAGCTTCCGTAAAGTGCTTATAAAATTCTGGAAATTCTCTTTTAGCTTTGGCGCGGTCGCTTACGTAATCATGAAAGAATTCTGCGTATCCTTCGCCGCGTATACCTTCCATGCCTAACTTGTTGTACGCCTTCCCGAAACGGTCTTGAACTACGCGATTAAATTCATTGTTAAAGCGTGGTTCATTACTAAATTTAAAATAGTTGTCTACATAATGCCCTAACTCGTGCATGATAACGCGGAAATCGCCATAATTGCCGCTACGAATAACATCGGTATATGTATTGTACCAGCCGCCAACGCCTTTTTTACCTAATCGGCCACTTTTAATGCGTTGATTAAACAAGGTATTAACTGCATCTATGATTTCTTTACGTGTTACGTTTCGGCCTAGCCGTTGCACTTCATCAACGCCAGTATGTGGCGTTTCCTTACCTATTACGCTATATTGTAATGGTTCTGTAGGTTTAACGCCTTTACTTTCCAAATAGCGATTTGCCATTGCTTCATTGCCGTCAAAGGCTTTTACAATGGCTTCGTGTACTTGTTCATGCGTAGCGTGTTCAAGTAGTTGGCTAGGTTGCTGCGCGTATGCACTCACGCCACTTTCTGCCGGTTCTGCTTTTAGCGTTTTAAGTTCTTGCGTATCTGCGATAAGTTCGGCAGCACGATCCGTACGAATACGTTCCATGTATTCATGGTTCAATGTTTCAACTGGTACGTCTAACGCTTCTGACAATTTGACTTTCACCGCATCAAGTTCAGCTTTTGGAATATCCGGCTTTGTTGCGCGGTTCAAATCTTGCAAGATTTCCGTATTAGAATGCACTTTATTTTCTAATTCCGTAAATCTTGTTTCAGATGCATCATGGTTCACAACGTCTTTCAATTCATTTACGATTATTTCGCGTGCTTTCAATGGCAAATCATCAATAGCATTTTTCAAACTTACGTTTGGCGCATCTTCTTCGTATCTAAATTTACTATTTACATCATTTTCAGTCACGTTTTCTTGAATTCTAGGTTTTTCACTCTCTACAAACTTAGCATTTATGCGGTTTTCTGTAGGAAGTTCGTTTATTTCGCCTGTACGGGCCGTTTCTCCTTCGCCTTGATAGTTTATACCTAAATCTTCGTTTTTAACTGCTTTTTTATCGCCGGTTTCAACAAATGTATTCAAATCTGTATGTGATTGTTCCCCATTTATCGTTTTTTCGTTTTCGATAAACTCATCTTTGAATGGTTCATCACGTGTAACACGATTTGGATCTAGGCTGCTATCTTTAAATGATGTATCACGTGGCCCATTTTCATATTTTCCATAGTTCCCATTAAATGTTTCTTCTGCAATTTGAGCGCGAACATTATCACGAGCAACGGAAGGGTCTGGGCGTTCGTAGGTTTCACGGATAATTTTAGCCATTTCTGCCGGTGTTGCATCTGGTCTTGCGCGCATTGCTTCAAGTGCTGCGCTTTCCGTGTTGTGCAATTCCCATACGCTGAAATCAACTTGCGTTCTCCAATCCCATGGGTCTAGCCCTCTACTTTCGGCAAATTTCAACAAGCCTTTTTCACCGTTCAATCTATCCCCAGTAAATTGAACCAAACCGCGGGAACCGTAGCCGTCGCCACTTGTTATAGTGGTGTTAAAACTACTTTCGGCGCCAATATTACCAGTCATGCCCGCCGCTTCAACGTCGCTTAATCCGTTTTGACGATATCGGTTATATATATCAGCTTGGATATTCCCTGTTTCTCCTTCAAGCGGTTGCCCGTTAAGTGCATCAGCGGAATATTCTTTTGCTTCAACTGTTGGGGCCGTATCTTCCGGAATGGCTACATCATCAAACGCATTATATTGAACGCCTTCGCGCATTGGTTGTATTTCTGCTACCGCATCATCTTTACTAAATTTTTCGCCAATATCTGCAAATGCATTGCCAGCTTTCTCTTTAACATGCTCCGTTACACGCCCTACACGTTCGCCAATGGCGCCAGTTACCTTTTTAGGTGTTACGCCTTTAACCATGCCAACCGGTAAAAACACATCGTCCCATAAATTAGTAGGGTTCATGACAATATTTTTTGCGAACTCTCCCGGATTATCAACTAAACGCCCAACCGGTTCCGTAATCGGATCTACTAAAACATTTTTTGCCGTAGCAACATATTTATTCCCTAATACCCCGTCCGGTGCCGTTCCTTCGTTTTCTGCCGTTGCATTGGCATCGTACGTTTCGACTGTATTGCCGATAACCGTAGGTGCAGCTAATATACCCGCAACCATTCTGACTTGTGGCGGTACAAGCGGCGTAATGGCTACGTATCCCGCCGGCTTACCAACTCCGGCATTGTATGCCTCTACTCTTGCTTTGTTTAGGCCCGGCGTTTCATGTCCTTCTATAAAATCTCCGTTATCATCAAATGCTGAAAAATTATCTCCATTAGCTTCAAGGGCATTAGCAGCACTTTGTGAATACTCCCTACCTAGATTATTTGCTTTATTTACTACATCATCTTTCCAATTTGATAATGTATTCATTACATTATCATTAATTTCTTTGCCTGTTTTATCAATCCATTCAATATTGTTTTTAACGCCATTAGCAACATATTCGGCATTATTTTTAACACTATCCCATAATGTAGGCTTGGGCGCGTTGCCTACATCATCACCGTATTCGGTTGTTATATCTTCAAAGGCGTTGCCGTTTCCAGCTGCCTTGCCGTATTGGCTTGTAATATCATCAAACGCACCCATAGTCTACCCCTTTATTAATAAGATTTTAACCACGATTTATAATTGCCGTATCCGGCCGCATCAAGTTCCGCCGCTATTTGATCATCGCTCCAGCCTTGCGCTGATAGTTCGTTCATTCGCTTGGAAACCGCTGCTTGTTCTTCGCTTGAATATGTCGGTTGACGTTTAACCGTTGGCGTTCCAGCACCACCGCCACCAGTAGGCGCACCGCTTAACGCACTTTGTAACTGCCCATAATAAGGACTTTCTGTTTCCGCCTTATCCGGGTTAGCTTTTACCCATGCAGTATGCTGCGCGGATAAAGTCCTTAATACTTGCGCATTATAACCGCTTGTGCCTGTTTGTGTAGCCGTTGCCGGTTTAATATGAGTACCTACATATTTCATGCTGCCGTCTGTTCCGACGATGTACGTTTTACCGTCAGGCAATACTTTGATATTCTTCGCGCCAAAGTTACCGATATTTTTCATTTGGCCGTCCGGTGTCATTACGATAACTTGGCCGTTCGCAAATTGTTTTGTTTCGACCTTGCCATAACCACCCATATCTTGAATAGTACCGTCGCCCATGTTGTAACGTACAATGTGGCCGTTTTGTGCGCTGCTAAACTTGTAATCTGGTTTATCAAGTGCCGCAATGCTATTCAAGTTGTTCATGTCAATAGTGCCAGCGCCTACTTTACTTGCTAGATAATTGTATCTTGCAACGGCTGGCGCTAACCCCTTAACTCGTTTTGTATTGTATGTATCTACAACCGGGTTGCCGTCTTTATCTTGCGTAAATACAAGGTTGTTCATGATTTGCTGACGCATAGGTTCAAGAACTTTTTCTTGATATTCGTTGACTTGTTGCGCATACATCGAATTGATATCGCTTTGATATTGTTCGCTTGCAAGCCCTTGCGCGGTTTTAAAATCAAAGCCCGCTTTGACTAGCGCTAATGTGTTAGCACCCAATCGTTTGCGGGCCTCTGTGGTTAGACTTGCTTTGTCCGGAATGGCGTATTGTCCTTGCGCTTTATCCTTTTCGGTATTACCATCGCTTACCAAATTGGGCGCTTGGTGAAAAAAATTAGTACCCCGTTGTTGTACCATGTCTTGGTACGTTTGAGGTACGCCAATACCAGTATTGTTTAGATTTTGAAAGTTCCATAAGCCGGTACTTTGTTGTGGTTGCATTGCCACCGCCGGCGCATCTGTATTCGCTTGTACAGGTGCTGCGGGTTGTGGTGTTTGTGCCACTTGTCCAGGTTGTATAGGTTGTCCCCATAACCCGTTATGTTGCGCCACCATTTGAGCGCCTACGGAATTGTTCCGCATTGCATCATTTACATATTGCGCGGAGTTGAATTGTGTCGGTTGCATCTGCATTGTATTTCTATTTTGGTTATCAATCACTTGCAACTGGTCTTGCCCTTGTTGAGCATCACCATTTAACATGCTTTGATACCCTTTCGCCATTTTATTATTTTGTAACGCGCCTAGGCGATGTGATGCATATTGTCCGGCTAGTTCGCCAACAGCTGCCCATGGTTCAAAGTCTTGTAAATAAATAACTCCCATTGTGTTATTCCTCTACTTTCTCAGTGTTTTTCTTACTGCCTTTTGTGCTTGTTTTTTTAGTTGCTTTTTTATCAGCATCTTCTTTAATGGCTTGCAGTTCATCTTCATTGATACCTTCTGCCATAATGCCGTTGGCATAGAATAAATTATCGCCAGTACATTGCAATTCATAAACCTGTTCAATTTTCCCAGTCGGTTCGCATTGCGTTACAGGCTGATACCCATGCACTGTCATGATTGGCTCCCCAATTACGAGGCTTTCAACTACTTTCAAGCCTTCCGGAGTTAATACCTTTTCACTTGCCGTAGTTGGTACTGTGCAATCTTCAGTAGATAACAGATATGTTTCATGCTCGCCCATATCATGCATTTCAATTACATCGTTTACCGCATCAAGTGAAATAACGGCATCACCCGCTTTAAATGTTTCAATTGCTTTTCCACCTTCCGGTGTTGCAATTTCTGTACCCGCTACAAAGCAAAAACCTTTCATAAACCCTCCAAAGAAACCGCCGCTACCTTGTCTTACCGTTGTTTGTGCAGGACTAGCTAGCCCATAACGTAATGTCATATAGCGGTTTAATAAATCTTCCTGATCTGCATTATTAAGTTGTGCCATAGAATAGTAATCTTTCGCCGGTTGAATTGCCGCTTCTTGTGTAGTTGCGCCCGTGTTAATTGGGTTTTGTGCTAACCCTTCACGTTGGCCAACTAGCCCAGCGGCCGTTCCTGCGTTGCTCATTTGATTAGTATATCCTTGGTTCATCAAATTAGCTTGGTTTACTATCCCATTTTGTTGGTTATTATATGTATTCCCCCATAGTCCCATTTTAGCGCCTATGCCACTTAGATTATTATTAAGTTCTTGGGTGTTAAGCCCTGCCGCTTTGTTGAGGTCTTGGGCGTATTGCGCTGCTAATGTATTAGATGCATTTTTACTGATATTGTTAATAGCAGTATCTGCTTGTGAAGAATTGATAATGCCACGGCTTGCAAGTCCGGATACTGCACTACCTAATGTGCTTTCTAAATCATTGTTTAGTGCCTTTTGGCGTGCTTCCTGGTATGCAGTAGGCAATTGGCCCGATGTAATAGCGTTCATAGCATTTTGATTTTGCAATAATGCCCCACTATACTCATTAGCCAATTGGCTTGCCGTATTGTTCATATTATCAACGCTTGCCGCTAATTGATTAGCATATTTGGTGTTGTCGGTTAGGTTCTGCGTACCAGCATTTGAGATTTGCTTTTGTAATGCACCTATAGCATTCTGATTGTTCTGATTTGCACTTATATATTGATTGTACATATCTTTATATGCTGGTGTGATTACATTATCAAGTGCTGCATCTCCCATACCTTGCAACCTGTTAGCACTTCGATTAGTTCCATTTATCCAATCAAGTTGCCCTTGTAGCAATTGCTTTTCTTCTGCGGGAGCGGCAGGAAGTTTTGCATCAATACTGCTTACCTTTGATTTTTTGCCGCCACCGCCGAATAATTGCAAGTCAAATATAAACATGCTTTTCCTTTCTACAAAGTTTCTTCAAGATGTTTTCGCGTCGTTTTCAGCACTTTGTAATTAAAACCGTTATAGGAATAGTCCATAGTTGGAACGCGTTCCATTTTCCACTTCTTAATGAACCCTTTAACGTTGCGATGTGTAGCCGTAACGATAATATCTAAATCGTTTAACTTCATCACATCAACGATGTATTTTCCGATTACTTTCATATCACCGTATGTCTGCCATATAGTGAAGTACCGTTCCCCGTTAAACTCATTAATCGTCCAAAATAAGAAACCAGAACCATGGAAAAACTTGAAATAATAATTGTACTTATCCTTATAGTTGTTATTTTCATCGAAATAAAAACCGCTTAGGTCTACTCGTTCCCCTGTTCTGCGTTCATAGTCCTTTATCATGTTTTCAAGGCTATCCGTTTTCATTAGGCCACCCGCTTCCACATATACACCGATAAATAAGGCTGCATAATACTGTGTGCTTGTCCGCCACCTTCAGCATTGATATCGTGTGAATGTGCTCCGCTACTATTAATTACTACTTCATGAGAATGTGCTCCGCCTGGTTGTATATCTACTTTTGCTCCAATTGTACTTGAAGAACCGCCACTTATCGTACTATCGAAATTATATATTCTAAGTTCTTTTTGTCCATTCCTACTATAGGGCTTAATATCCGCGGAATGAGTATGTTCGCCCGCTTCACTTGCCGTTCCTGTATGCGTATGTGCGCCACCATCACCAGTAGCCCCACCATGTTTATGGCTAGGCATTTCTTGCACTGTTAATGTATGTGTTTCAGCACCGCCAGTAGTACCCGCGTTATACTTATCACCTTGAGATAATAAAACACGGCCTTGCTCAATATATTCCCATGTCCCAAACCCAAACAGTTCGTTAGGGTTCGTTGAAACGGTACTGCAATAGATAGCCCCTATCGGATATGCCTTTGTTAATACCTCATTGATTTTAGGCTTTAACGCATCAATATCCTTACGCACCGCATCAAACATATCATTAATGCTTTTAGCTAAATGCGCGCTAGTAATCTGTTCATTACCAATATTGTCGCTTTTCACTTCGCCAATGCCGATTTTATCGCTAGTAACAGAACGGTCGGCCATTACATCGCCGCTAAACCCTGGGCGGTAGTATTTGATACTTTTAACCGATGTACTATCTGTTACTACAATAGCGACTACAATGCGAAGCACTGACTTCCATTGTACGCCGTTATATAGGTACATCTTATCGGCTACCGTGTTATAGTGCATTTTATCCATTTCAGCCTTCGGCGCACTTGCTTGGCGCACTGGTTCAATAGTAGTACTGCCATAACTTAACGCGCCCGATGCGGAACGTTCGATATATAAATACGATGTAGATCGTGCTGGTAAATTCCATGCACTCGTTTTATTTGTAATCGTACTTACATAGTCTACACTTCCGTTATCATCGTACCCGTCGGCGAATGATAATAATACAGGTGTTTGACTGCCGTCAATCATTACACTTAGGTTATCGCCAATCAAAAACGCCCATTCACTATTACCAACCTTACCATTTAGCACCCTATTCCGTAGCACGCCACCGCCTGTATTACCTCCACCGCTAGCCTTTAATTCTACGGCTTTAGCGACTTCTAATATTTCAGCCCGGTTTTTCTGAATGCTATCCTGCACCGTATCCCCTTGGGGTGTAATATCCAAAGGGTGTTTTTCTTTGTATGCCATTTTATACTTCCTCGTATGTATAATCTAACTGCCTTAGGGATATAGCCCCTTTTTGAACGTGTATTTTAAACTGCACATTACGATTAGCACCGCCACCAATCTTATACGCTTTGGTGTATTCGTTAGTGTTCATCTTGCTTGTAGCATTTATAGTTTTCATCGTTGCATAATATGTTTTAGTAGCCTTACTAGCAAAATTAATAGGCTTAGCCTTCTTATTGGAAATGCCAATTGTGCCGTATCCATTAATAATATTATGTGTTACGAAATTGTAGTTCATAATCAAGATGAATTGACGTGTAGCCAATCGGTTGCCACTAATAATAGAGGTTTCAATTTGTACGCCGTCATCTGTGTCTATGCTTTCATCAAGAATACCTATCTTATTGCCATAGGCTACATATACATCTTTATCAACGCTTACAACGGAATTGATGCTATACGTGAATTTCCTAGATGTGAATACACCGCGACCGTCATTGTATCGGGGCAAGTAATGATAGATGAATAAGCTATCCCCATTGTAGGGCTTTATCCACAATTGTTTACGGCTAGGTACATGCCACATTTCACAATCTTTAGTGATGTATTTAAGCAAATAGGAATTGATATTAAGCCCAGTTTCAAAAGGTTGTATTTCTGCATACGTATTAGTAGGCATGAATGACATAAACCCTTGCTCGCCTAGATAATATGATCTATCGTCGATATTACAAGTTGAACCGCTACAATACCCAGTAGATGATAGCGGGTAAACAGTTAAGTTGTTTTCGTCCGGTGTCCCCACTACTTGATACACGCGCCCGTATTCCTTATATACAATAATTGCACGCGTTAGGAAATCAACGGCGATAATGCTGCCCTGGTCTTTATACCCAACGTCTAACCACTGCGCACTAGATGCATCATTCCCATTGTGTATCCATGATTGATAATCACCTACCGCCGACCAATTCAACCGGTGCGAATAAATCGATGAAAGTAACACACGTCCGGAATGACTGGATACCATTTCACATGTAGGGCTTTCTACTGTAATTAGCTGCCCAGCCCCCGTAATCGCCTGTAGCTTTCCGCCACTAGCGATAAGAATGTCTCCACCAAATGCATGATACATTGGCTTTTGTACACCGCTTAATACCCCTAATAATTTGCGAGTGCTGAAATCTGTTTCATATAAATTCTTATTCGATGAAAAATACCAACGCTTTCGATACACATCGTAATACAACGTTTCAATAGGCAAGCCGAAATCATATAGTACTCTAACCCCTGGTACGGTGCGCAACGCGTTGTCTGTTCTATCAAATTCGCATTGCCTAGCTTGCGTTAGGGCTTGCATATCAATATTTTCTGGCGGGTTCGACCAATCAAGCCCGAGCCTAAACCCGTTTGTTGTTGCGAGTTGTTTCATGCCCATTATGCAATACCCCGCGCCTGCTTGATGAGTTCCGTCAAGTAATCAATAAATGACTTATCAAAGCTAGCATAATCAGTCATTAACGATTTTTTCTTAACCATAAATGATACCAGTTGGATAAGGTAGCTATGAAAGAATTCAGAAAACGGAATAGCATCATCGAATGTATCAACATGGCTTTTCTTAGTGCTATAAAATACATCTTCCACCGTTTCCCCGTCATATGTATTGAATACGCCGTTAATGATGCGGATAGGATATCCGCTTTTAGGAACGAATGACATAAAATCGGAAGGAACCGCACGTAAATTCTGTATATTAATATTCTTGACTACTTCACGATCGCGTATACCTACCAATATCATTGTTAGCCAGTCAATAGCTGCATTGATATATTGGATATACTCTGTTGGCTCATCAAGAATTTCATTACTTTCAATGTTAATTTGAGTAATCAGTTCTTGTACAGTCATAGTCCCAATACCCCTTTGTAATTACATACCCATTAGCATCACCTAAACTATCATTAAGCGTTTGTAACGCACTAATCATGTTAGATGATACACCGGAGATATCTATATTCATTACACGGGATACTATGTAATCAACCAATAGCGTTTCAAGTTCTGCCGGTAAATCAGTTTCATCGCTTAACTTCTTATACCCAGCCGTTTTGATAAAGTCTACTGATATTGTCTGTTCGCTATCCGCATCAAATACAACTTTCTGTAAATTCAATACATGATAGCCTTCGACCTCTTTGTTATCAGCCGTAACCTTTAACACGCTAATACATTTAGAAGGTAGCACTACACTACCCGTCCCCGTGCTTTCATATGTTTCAGTGGCTAAACTAGGGCAATATTTGCCTATCAAGGCGTTCAAAAGGTGATTTCCTTCGTTGTAATATTCAAGCAATAAATAAGGTGTATAGCTTTCTTGTAGCGTATCGCCTATTTGCATGAACGCCCTATTTATAATTTGTCTAACTTCCATGTTCACCTCAATAAAAGAAAAAAGGGCGGGTAGTCCGCCCTTCATTCATTATTTTTCTACAACGCCACCAGTTAATACGTTAATTACGCCATAGTCCTTGCTATTATACTTAGACTTCTCAATACCGCCATAGAATGCGATACCGTTACCTTGTTGGTTGCCGTAATCGTCTGTTTGTTCAATGTGTTTAGCTGGTCTTGCGACTGCGAAACATGCAGCTTGACGGCCTAACAACAAGTTGTGGCATACGTTAGCGCTAGATGCGCCTGTTGTATCATTCAATACGCGTTCGTATTCGTAAAGAATTACACCGTCATATTCGCCTAATGCACCAGTGAAGATAGGGTTCTTATCACCGCGTACATTTGCGTTTTGTTGCGCTGCGAGCCATTTTGCATCGTCTTTCAAGTCTTTAGCCGCCCATGGGGATACAAGCATAATATACTTGTCCATGCCGTCAACTTTGATTGGTGCCACTTTAGGGCCATGCATCATAGCCTTACGCTTAGCACGGGAAATAATAGCCGTAGTCAACTTATCGTTCGCCGTAATTGCCGCTTGTGTGCCTGCACTAGCTGCGGAAATCATTTCACCGGCGGTAGGACTAGCGGATAATTTTGCCATTAATGTATCGTCATACCAATCAGATAGCCATTGTTTCAACGCTGCTTTAATTTCTTTTAACATGTCATAAGGGCTTTTTTGGTCATCGGCTTCAAAGCGAGATACTGCATTACGTACGAGTGCAGTTTGTACTTCGAAATCATGAATTGCAAGTTGCTCTTCTTTACCTGCCAACGTTTCGCGGTTGCCGACTACACCACTACCAGTTAATTGCATCATTAAGCCGAATACAACTCTATCGCCTTTAACGTTTTTTAAGTCGGTATTTTTATGTACTACGTTCGTACCGTCAATTGCGGTAAACTTATCAAAATAGCTTTCTTTTAAGCCTTCATGCCATACTTTAGATGCCCATACTTTAGGTACTAAACCCGCTGGAATTGTTGTTTGATGTGCTTGGTCTGCCATATCTTACCTCTTATAGTTTGTCGAAATAATCGCGTATTTCCTTCGGCAAACTTTCAATGTTACCGCTCTGATACGCTTTCAAAATATCTTCTTCTGTAACTTTGTTAGGTGTAGGAACACCGCCATTCAATGCGCCTGCCTTCGGTAGTGTTTCCGCTACCTTTAATGGGTTATTAGCAACTTGCGTATTCGTTGCGTTTTCGTTTTGAATATCGGTTACAAATTTACGAATTACGTCGAAATCTGCTTGCGTACCTTCGCCAATATCCACACGATAAAATGCATCATTAATGGGTTGTGCTTCCCGCATCATCATGCCGTTTAATTTTTCAAGCCCGCGTTGATACAATTCGGGGAAGTTTGGCAATGATTTGATTTCATTAACAAAGTTGATGTTGGTTTGACGTTGTTGATGTACTGCCATTTGCTTATTCGTGATAGCATATTCTGCGTTAGCTTCAAAGCGAATGAATTCGTTGTACTTTTGCACATCTTCATACATCAAGCCTTCTAAATCGTCCGCCTTTAAATTGAAACGTTTCAACGCTTCACGGCGCACAAAATCGCGGATATCTGATACTTCATTATCCGGTAATGATAGCGGTCTTTGTTGTTGCTCAAATTGTCTAGCACGTTCTTCCGCTGCTTTACGTCTAGCGCGTTCTTGCGCAAGCGCTGCTTTCAAGTTGCCATCGTGCTTATGTTCATCTTCTGCCGGTACTTCATCAGTGTTTGGCGTTGTATCGCTTCCACCTGTTGCAGTTGCATCAGTACTACCCGCATCAGTTGTAGAGGGTTCATCTGTTGCCGGTGTTTCTGTATCCTCTGCGCTTGGTGTGTTCAACTCTACGCCCGCGTTCTCTAAATCTTCCGGTGTGAAGTCCATATCTTCGATGTTCATTACTTCGTTTTCCATATCATACTCCCGTTGCCTTTTAACGTCATTGCTCGACGAATACTAATACATGGTAGTTTAACGCCATTACCACGGCGAATAAGTTCGGTAGTAGTTTAACGCCTTCTCGGGCGAATATTAATATAACCGCCCATATAGAGCGGTTTATATCGTTCATATACTTTTATATTACATACCACCTAAAACGCCAGTAGGCGGGATATTTTGCGGTGCAGTTTGAATGGTTTTACCTTTCAATGCTAACCGCTCCGCCATAATCTGTTGTGGTGATATATTAACGCCTAATGTTTGTAAATACATGCTCAATGCTTCCGCTGGCATATCATCAAGCGAACCACTTACACGCAATTCCGGAAGTGCTGGTTTTTCGCCTGCTTCTTGCATGCGTTTTTTAACTGCTTCTTTTTCCGGGAAGTCCATAAAGTCAAGAATAATATCAATAGGGATATCAACGCCCGATTTCTTAGCTTCCAATAATTGGTAAAGGTTCGCACGTCTAGCAGTAGCACTAGCTTGGCTTGTGCTAATTACAATATCAAAATCAAAGGCGCTTAGATCATATAGCACTTTCTTAACCGGGTTCCCTTCCGCATCAAGTACAGGTTGCCCCATTGGGTCAAGCATTGTCTGTTCTTGCATAGGTTGGTTCATGCCAGGTTGAATTTGAATAAATTCCTTTTGCCCATCATCGCCTAGAATACGCATCGCCTTTTCTTGATTATAGAATTGAGGAATTAACCCTGGCGCGTTTTTTTCGCCCCATAGTAATTTAACAATCTGCAATTCTGCTTCTTTAGTTTGCGCGAATATCCCCGCCGTTTGCACCGTGGTTACTGATTGACGTAGGTCAATCGCCTTCCCGCTCATATTGCCAACGCTACCGCTTAGGCTTTCCGGTGTGATACCACTGATTGCATAAAAGTCATTGCTAGATTGTTGCTCTAGGTTCATATTCAAGGCGCTATCCATCGCCGGTGTGCCGTCTGTGAAAGTAACGCCAGGTGGCATATAAATATTTGCGCCTGGTGTTGTCCCGTATTTCTTTACAGTGTTTTTAAACTGCTCAGTAACGGGCCCTTGCCAATACTTAACGCCTAGTGTCTGTTGATTAACAACGTGCATGCGTTGGCTACGGTTCTTGTTGGTTTCACGTTGCGCATCTTTAATATCACACACTACGCCAGCTGGTTCAAGTTCCTCATCTACTAATTCGCCTGTATAGTAGCAATAATCACGCACCAACGGGAATTTATTGTGCTTATATGGGCTTTCGCCTTCTTCTAATAGTACGTTATCCGAAAACGTTGCAAATCGGATTTGTGTATCCGGTATTGATGTTGGCTCTTTTCCCATTGCCATAAGCACTACATATAACGGGTTATCTTCGTCAACTACACCATTTTGTGTAATGAATATGCGCTTCGTCTTATACTCCTTATACCAGTACTGTACAACACGCACTTTTCTGTACTTGTCGCTATACCATAAGGCCTCACCATTGATAGTTTCAAAACTACCTGTTTCCAGTTCAGTATCATCAAATTTATGGCTTAGTGTGTCAATCTCTACCGCTTTATCCGGATACACTTGCTTTAATTTGCTCGGGCTTTCCCAACTATAACGGCCAATATATTGCGCATCGCTCAAATCTTCTTGCGAGCATTCCGGGTCTACGAATACATCAAACGGGCTTACGCGATCAATTCGTATCTCGCCGTCTAATTTTGCATAATCAAATTCATAATGTACCCAATAATTAGCAAGGCCACAAATAATCTTATCCCGGAAACATTTGCCCTTGTTGCGTTGATAGTTCGCACGGTCTAAACAGTATTTTGTAATACCTTTAGCCACTCGACTAACTCTATCATCTTCTTCACTGCGCGGTAAAAAGTCCGGTTCTGTTTCATTCTGTGATGCATAGCCACACAAAAGATTAATAATAGGTCTGATGCGGTTAATTGTAATCGCTGGCCGTCCTGCCTCACGCATTTTCTTCATATCAGCATCGTCCCATTGTTTGCCTTGCATAAATCCATAATCTTGTTTTGCGTTCTGTCGCCATGTGGAAGTGGCGGATAGCGCATTTTTTACATTCTGTTGTGCTTCGTATATATCGAATGCATATTCTGTGTTCATTATTCTACCATTTCACTCCCATATATCATTTCATACATCTGTTCTAGTTGCCATTGTGGCATTGTCTTGGCAAAACGTGCTAGTTGCTCATCTGAAAATTTAGCAGGAATGACCACGCCTTTCTCTACACGCTCACCATATTCAGATTTTAGGACTTTAAAAGCATAATCTCTTAACGCTTTTTCGCTCATCATATGCCCCATGCCGTAGTTCCTCCCACATCATCATCTTCATAACGATAACCGTCATTAAATTGTTTCTGTACCTTGCTTGCTTTAATCGGTCTAGCCATGCACATATAGCGCACCGCATCATATGCATGATCTTCTTGCTTCGTGTCTACATCTTCGACTTTCGTCTTATCGTAGGTCAACGCTGGCAAAGTTCTAATAAGATGCACGCAACTGCTAAATATTTTTAACTTGCCTTCCTTCAATCGTTGGTGTACTTGCATCAGCCCATCAACTCGTGCATTATCTGCCGGTGTCCAATATATCCCCTCATTGGCGAATATCTCACCAATTGGCGGGCCATCATGCCCAGTCTTTTGCCATATAGCCGGGTCCGCTACGCCGTGATAGCCTTTAATGCCTTTCAATTTCAAAGCTACTTCTCGGGCCGTTTCTTGCGTTCCTGTATCCGGTAGCCCTGGCTTGCATCCGTACCATTCGCCGGTGATATATAATACATCGTCATAATCAACCGCATAGGAATATACCGCATATGGTTTCGTATAGCCCCAGTCCATGGAACGGTATCGTTGCCACGTCTTTGGAATTTCGAACGGTTCGACTACATGTATATCGTTCCTAAATTCTGTAAACACTTGGCCTTCGAATATATTCCAATCACCGTCAAGGTATGCCTTGCGCAACTTTTCGGGTAGCGTGTTTAGATCATCAATATAAGATTGTGATAAGTGAGGGTTGTCGCTTGCCCTTGCTTGCACATATGCAATCTTATCGGCATATGCTTTCATTTCGCTTGTAAAGTTCCTATCTATAAATAAGTCCTTTACCCACATATGCCCTTTACCGCCTGGGTTAGTTGCTGCAATTAGCTTAGTATTATTAATTCCCGTCCAGCGTAACCGCATACGCAAGAATTCAAATACGTTTTTATCATTTAAAGTCAATTCATCAATGGCAATTGCTGCGAATTCGCTAGATAAGTATTTACTCGGCTTATCCAGGTTTCTAAAACATATTACGCCCGCGCCCAATTCTTCGCTTAATGTGAATTCATGGTTGCTTTCCTTGTATGTTCCTAACCATTCCGGAAACTCCATTTTGATTTTAGATATTTGCCGGTCGTCAAGGCTTGGATAGTCCTCGCAAAATAAACCTACGCGGATGCCCTTCAGCCCTGTCTTGATGTACCAATCAATAAGGAGCCATACTAAACACCAACGCAACACGTATGACTTACCGCCACCAGCTGCGCCACCATACAGGATATATTTATTATTCCTAACCGTATTTAGGAATTCCTTTTGTTTAGGTGTCGGCTTTATCACGTCTTTAAATAAATTCAGCTTAGCCATTATCATCAACTTCTAACGTGCCGTTATCTATTACCAACTTAACCGCACTTTCTGTTGTAATTTCCTGTTGCACTTTATCGCGCCATTCTGAAGGTTTTCTATTCTTTAACCAAAATATAATGGCCGTTGTATTCCCTTTTAGGGCTTCCTTATATAGCGCATTTTCCACTTGCAAATCTGCTTCATCTTTCCCAGTTTTTAGGGCGTTCGCTATTTTCGGTGATTTCTTGCGCCATTCCCAAAGGGTAGTAATACCAATACTCATATTGCTGGCTATCTGTTCATTGGTTAAACCATTTCGTGCCCAACCTTCTAGCGTGATGATCTTTTCTTCTGTTTCCCAGTCTTTATATGTAGTTCTTGCCATATGCTCACCCCTTTCATTTCAATGTATTGCCGCCTTTACTCTTTAACTTCCCGTGTACTCGTCGGCAAATGCCAGCACTTGTCTTACACGCCTGCTTGCTTGTAACGTAGGTTTGACATAGCCCGTCATAATATATTTCATCAGCCGTACATATTCCGTGCCGATTGTTTAAACATTTAGCCTTAACACACCTTATAATCACTAGCATTTCACCGCCTTCCGAGATTTTTTTGAAATATTTTTATTTTCCCTCTTGACTACTTGCGTATTCGCAAGTATAATGAATCCATAAGATACATCAGAAAACGCAATTAAGCAAAAAGGAGAAATTAAAATGCTAACACTCAAAGACTTAAACACAAATCAAACATGGAATTTTAAAACAAAGGCTCAAGCATCTGAATTCATTCACAATATGTCATTCGGTTTTGAATGGCAATTAGTAGATACTAGCAAGAATGAAGTTATCGCTAGCCATATTTACGAATAACAATAAAGGCGGTAGCCAATCGCTACCGCCAGTTACTAAAAAAGGAGATTACAGCCATGCAAATGACAATTCAAGAAATCAAAAACTCGATCAGATACAACGAACTAAACAATATCGAAACATTACAAGCCGCATATACTGGCGTTAAATACAACAATGACGGCATAATTCAAACACTAGGATATGATGATTTAAGCAACATTGTTATGATGCTTCGTTACCTAGCTGAAAAATGCGAGTTACTACGCCGCCGTACTAACTCAATATATGATGCGTTCGCTGCATTTAACCTACGTGAAACAATATTCGATACTATAGACGAATATCAGAAAGAAATGAATAACCAAATACGCCAAATGTTAGCCGCTAGATAATAGCGGCTTTTTTAATTACTCAAAACCAAACACGGGGCAAACGTTCCATAACTAGTATCAAACAGATGCAGCGCGTTCAGTTTTCAATAATCAAATGTTACTTTTATACAAGAAATGTGGTATATCGCCGTGGATACACCCCATTTTATTTTTGTTTTATTCTATTTTATTGCATATTCTAAACAAATACCGATAGTTCTCATGCGCTCTTATGAAACTTTTGAAACGATACAAGTATTCAACCACGAAAAAACAAATGAAATTTAACAACAGCAAAATTATTTATAGTATGAAGGTTTTCACTATATCGGTATTTGTTTACAGTATGCAATTGCGGGGCGTTGTGTACCCCGCAACTACTAACCTGTTTACCTAAGGAGAAAATGCAAATGCTCAATTAGCACTTTACACCTTATATTATACTATATACGCGCTTTCCGACGTATTCCGATTTATTCCGATTGTTGCCGATTTAAACCGATTAATAATATTCCATCATTAATGAAAGCCCCTACCTTAATCAATGCAGCGGTTTTCATATCATTGGCTTGGCTCTTGCCACGATCAATAAACGATTTCGCATATTTTGCATCTTTCCCGTCGATGTATTCCCGCAATAATAATATTTGCTCTTGCCCTCGTGTGCAATGTTTAATCACGTCATATGCATTTTCACGTTCTTCAATTAACTGCCGTATTTCCGCCTGTACGGCTTCGCGTTTATTCTCTAGCCTAATTATGCACCGCTCTATTCCTGTAGGTGTTCCGCCACCGCTTAGGCGTTCCTTTGAATAATCAATTGCGCCTATACTAACAATATCATTCATTGTGTTGTTTAGGTCCTCTTTTAGCGAATTAATTCGTATGGATACGCTCTTGATTGGTTCCAGGTACGATTTCCCTACTTCCCTGTATTCCTTATCGGTCATATATCCCCCTTATCGCAAGTTGCGAATTGTATTCTCTAACATGTTCAAGTAATCTTGAATATTCCCTTTTACCAATTCATTAACCGCTTGTAGGTTGTCAGTTGTTACATAATGAGCAATGAGCATTTTATACATTGCATCTTTAGTAGGTACTAGCACCGCCACCATTAACGATACTATCCATATACTGCATACACATATAATTAACCGCTTATGTTTAAGCGTTTCTTGTTTAACCTCTTTTTCTAAACAACATAAGCCACCGAAACACACAAGCAATATTGACAACACAAAGAATAAGCCCTGGTTAAGTATATCAATGTTATGCAACACTTCGATTAAGTACAAATACATCGGATCAATAATAGGCATCTTACAAAACCCCTTCCCCTGTTACTATTATATCAAAGGGGCTGTAAAAGCCCCTTCAATAGGAACAACTAACCTTGCACACGCACTAATGCTTTTAACGCTTCTAGTTCCGCGCGCATTTCTGTAATTTCGCCTTTAGAAACTGGTACATATTCGCTTGATTTACCAATTTTAAATGATGCGGAGATATTAAATGCTTGTTCCGCACCGAATGTATACGCGATGCCAATCATTGTTTTTTCGTTCGGTCTATAGTATGCGCCGACTGCTACCGCATTGGCATTTCTAACATGCCCAAATGCCACACTATAAGATGCCTTATCATCAGCATTAAATTCTAGCGGGTGCAACCCAGCCAATGCAGCATTTGCAGCGCCTACTTTTGCAATATCGCTTTTAAGCATTGATACTTGCCCTTGCATACCGCGTTCTAAATCTGAAATTCTTAACTCATGATTGTCTAACACCATTTTATTTTGGTTGATAGCGTCTTTATTTTCTAAAATGGCCGTGCTATTTTCGTTCACACGCGCGTTTGTTTGATTGATAGTGTTATTTATCGTTGAATAATTTGTATCCACCTTAACGGCTAAATTTTTAAGATTTTGAGTGTTTTGCGTTACTCGGGTATCTAGTTGGTTAATTTTTTCGCCATTCACGCCAATTTCGTCATAGGCTGCGAATAATTGCGAACCATTAACGGCATCTAAACTACTTGCATCAACGCGCCCGGCGCTGACGTTGTGTAATTGTCTTGTATAGTTATCTAACGCACTATATGTATTGCTTTTCTTAGCACCGAATGAAACGCTACTATTTGGCGCTTCACCGGCGAACACATGCGTTCTACCGTTTAGCATTACTTGTTTAACGCCTACCGCTTCCTCTGTTTGGCTATTGGTCCCAATAGCTACAGAATTCTGTACCGGAGCGCTTGCATTATTCCCTAGCACGGCCGCATCAATTCCGCGCACCACGGAATGAGTGCCAACAATAACCGCGCCCTGGTTATCTGTTGTATTGTTAGCGCCTATAATGGTTTGTTCCTTATGAGCGCCCATGTAATTATTGTATCCGATAATGCTAGATTGATCCGCGCCAACTAACCCGTTACCGCCACCAATAATAGTTGTATCGTTGCCCGTTACTGTATTATCACGGCCCAACACAATAGAATTTGTACCGGTAACATTTGTATTCACGCCTAATGCTGCCGAATTATAACCGCTAACCGTTGGCGCTTGCGTGTTCGGTTCTACCGGTCCTGTTACAATTCCATTTGCACATGCCAACCCACTAACCATTGTTAATACTGCTACTGTTAAAAGATGTTTTCTCATGATTTACCTCGTTATTTTCTAAATTCAAATAAGTAGTTGCCGCTACTGTTAAATATATAAGCCTGCATCAACCAGCACTTTTTTTACATTGTGCCGGCTCGTACACAATATATCCGCAATTTTTGATAATGTCAGTCCTTCGCCATACATCTTGCGTACTTCGTGTTTATGTTTCTCACGCCATGCAGTTTGGTCGCGTCTTGTTTTCAGTCCGCAATAGCTTAATGCTTCATCTGCGCTTACATTTCCATATACAGTAGCTGCTAATGCTAGCCAGTTCTTACAATTGAACGGTATCCCTACCGTCGATGTATTTGCCATTTGTTTCTTCTCCTATTTCTTTAATGCGTTCAATGCTTCACTATGCCCATTTGTTATGGTGATTTCTGCCCTAGGGTTCGCCTTATCGTAGCCAGCTATACGGCTGGAACCATATGAGCATATCCACTTATCATCATCAATCACACGGGCTTTTGTTAGTATGTCGCTTGTCGCTTGCAATAACCCAATTAAATCGGGGAACGATTTCTTATCGGGCATGTAATACACACATTCAACCACTACCACACCTGGAACATATATTTTCTTTCCTGCTATTTGCCATAAGCAGCTTTCTTCATATTCCCGGTATGCTTTTGACGGTATCATGCACATTTTGCCGTTTCGTTTCACTAACTGTCCGTGGTTTTTCTTGGTTATAGGTCTACCTTTAAATGTGATCTTTATCATTCATATCGCTTATTTCTTTAACAAACTAAGGAAGTTGCATAAAGTCATTATCTTTTACGCACGCGTTATATGTCTTGTTATACACATCAATATATGTTTCTTGCTTATCCCCGTTATATGTAACTTCGATATACTCTTTGATATGTACACCGCTTACCAACGCTTTCCAGTTTTGTAACGTTTTACAAAACCACACTACATACATATCCATAAGTGCTAATTCATTAGCGTTATAACCAAATTTATTAAACAATACTGTTCTTGCTACATTGATTGCTTTTTCTTGTAATTCGTACATATTTACCTCTCTATATATTGCTCACATCGCTTTAATATATCTTTCACCAATTCTAACGGAATATGTGATCTAGCATTGTATCGATTGATACCTTTAACATTCATACTTTTAAACTCGATTGTGTTTTTGATGTTATCTTTTAATAATTTCAAATCGATGTTGCTACCAAACTTTGTAGGTTTCTTAATCGGATAATCATAGTTGTTGTAATAGGTTAGGTTTTCATACGGAATATTGAACCCTATTACATTTGCTATGTATTCCCATATTCGCCCATATGCTGGGTTTTCAATCACGAATACTTTCGGTTGGTAACGCTCAATGATTTTCAATGTATTGTAGATACACATTTCACCATTGATACGTGTTAAGAATGACTTATCATATTTAAACTGGTAGTTCTCATAATCGATGTGATTTCTTATTGTGAATTTACTTCCCTGCTCATATTCACCAAATAGATTGATAGTCATATCCTTTTCTTGTTTCCAACACGCATTACCGCCTTTCATAGCACTTGCTACGCTCCAGCTTTCGCATGGCGGACTAGCTAGAATAACATCAGGTCTATCTAGCTTGTCCAACTGTTCCCATAATGCGTTTGGTTTATGCAACGTATTAATTGCAAGGTCTTGATGGATACACGCATCACCAATTCCTATTGATGTTATTGTGTGTTGCCCCCCCATATTCATGTTATATTCATCTATCGCTTGACGATAACACCCATTGCCATCATCAAATAGTCCCCATATGTGCATCTCATAACCTTTAATTCAATCCAACGTTACTGGGAATTTAACTTTTTCAATTTCTGCCCTAACTTCCAAAATATACAAATACTTTCGCATCAATTTGGCTTGTGCTTTTAGTATTTCAATAGGGCAAGTTGGCGTAAATTCCAAAGTCTTTGCATCATATTTGACTAACATTTTATGCAACTTCTTATATCTGCATTTCAATTCAATGTATTCTTTTACAAATCTATCTTGATATGTTTCTTCTTTCATTTTTCACCTCTTAGAACGGAATATTTTCATTCGGATCAGTTGCATCGAAATTATCAAAGTTACTTGGCTCACTACTTTCATTTAGTAGCGATACGCCAACGAAACCAGCTACAACTTCCGTAACATACCGTTTTTGACCGTCCTGTGTTTCATAACTTCTTGTTTGAATTCGACCTTCCACAAATAGGCGGTTTCCTTTTCTGTAGTTTCCTACTGCTTCGCCAAGCTTACCCCATGCAACGCAATTAATGAACGCCGTTTGTTCTTTCGTTTCATTCGTAGCACTATCAATATATGTATTGCTGGCTGCAATTATGAAGGTGGCAACCGCTCGACCAGATTTCGTACAACGTACTTCTGGATCACGCGCAAGATTTCCCAATAATTGAACACTATTCATAATATAATTCCCTTTCTATTTTCTAATTCCACTGGGCAAATCCGCTCAATTTACCCCTTTTACTATTTCTCCCTTATGAATTATCATTGATTGTTTAAAACTTCCATACAACGCATTTAAACGATTTTTTTGAGGTGTAAACAATTCATCAAGCGTTAAATTCGTTTGAATTTATTATTCACTTCAACACCCCCAGAATTAACGCCTTCCCTTCGTCAGAAATATTCGCTTTTTCAACGGCTCTTTTAAGGTCTATAGGCTCGTACTTTTTAACCTCAATCAAATGGCCGTTATCCAGCATCTTAACTTCTGTTTGTTTCGGCATATTAAGTTCTGCGCGCTTCCGTGCTTCCATTAAAAGGCCGTTATTCTTGATGCCTTCCGCAATTTCCATATTCTTTTGTTCGCGTGCTGCCAGTTGCTCGTACGCCTTACAAAATTGGCTCATTGCTGCGCTTTCGTTGTAGCTTTGGCAATTTCTTGGGTCAAAGAAATGCCATACAGTTTTAGCCGCTAACCTTGTAATGCCTTCCAATTCATCAAGGCCTTTTTCATACCCTACTTGGCTGGCTTTCTTTCGTACGATTCCCCATGCATCTTGCGCTATCAACCGTTCTTCTTTTCCGTTTACATATCCGGAAATTTCTTTCGCTTTCTTGCGAATAGTGGCAACGGCCGGAACGAATTCACACGTATTAATGCATTGCTTGATTGCTTCCGCCAGCGTAACAGGGTTTATATCTTCAAGCATGTAGGCGTACATTTTAACTTTTGCACTATCGAATTTGTCATATATCAATAATTGGCCCGTAGCTTTCAATGTTTCCTGTTTCATCTGTTCCCCTTTCTACCGCATCAATTAGCGCGTGTAATTCTGCAACCTTTCTTTCTGTATCCGTCATAGTTGCTGTTTCATTACTGTTCAAGTACGTATCAAAATGGCTTGGCGCAAATAGAGTTTTAGGTGTTAGGTACTTTTCTAGTTTTGTACCTTGCCATTCACGGCATTTTTTATCAATCACCGTTTTAAAATCGCTTACCGTGTATCCCTCTTTCAATCGTGATCTAATTGCCTGTACATATGGTTTAGTTGTAGGCTTGAATTTTGAACCGGTTTTTAAATTAAGATATTCGATAATTTCAAAGTGAGATTTATCCACATCGTCATGTGAAACATGACATATTGTTTCTATTCTATTCTCTTCTTCTCTTATCTTATCTATTCTTATCTGTGTATCCAGATTGTATCCATTTTGTATACATTTTGTATCCGTGTAGGTATTACCTGGGTTTATCGGTTGTTCAACTACTTCATAAACCTTGTTTTTTAACTCTACACATTTTGCTTCCGGTAATTCAGATTTTGAGTATCTATCACTTTGTACATAGTTATGTATCCGCCAATGTCTAATGACAATAACACCAGTTTCAAAACCAATTACAAAACGTTTAGCAACAAGTAATTTCAAATCATCATCTTTACACCCAGTAATGCGCATGATGCTTTTCGGTGATTGAATAAAGCCGTCATCATCTGCCCTTAGTAATAAGTGGAAATAAAGGCATTGTGTACTTTGCGGCATGTCTAAAAAGTTATCTGTATCAATAATTTTTTTAGACATCATTCTTCGTTCTGCCATTTAATACCCTTATTCCTTTCTTTTAATATTTCTCTAATCTGTTTTGCATCGCTGCCATGTGCTTTTGTATGGCAATCTCTACACAAACAAGCTAAGTTGCTAAGATTAGAAAGTCCGCCATGCGACCTAAATTCAATATGATGTACTTCGGTTGCCATTGCGCCACATAGTACGCATAGGCCCTTATCTCGTTCATACGCCCATTTTCTGGTACGGGCGTATAGAACGTTATCAAGCTTCTTTCTTCTGTTCATTTCCCCATTCCTGTATTAACGAATTAATGTAATCGTTGTTTTCAATCGGTATATTTAGCTGGTTGCACTCATCTATAAGTGCATCAATCAAACGCCGCATTTCGTCCACCGTGTAAACGCTGCTACCATGATATGCACGGATAATTGTATATCCTTCTGTTTTAGCCGGGCCGGCATCTTCTGCATGCCACCCCAACCCGTGGCCTTGCCAAATTTCAATAAAACGGTCTGTAGCATCGTTTTTAATTGGCAAGTATGTAAATGTACCAGCTTCTTGAATAACTCGCTTGTATACGTCATTTTTTGAAATGTAGGCATTTTTTGAAAGTTCATGCGCTATCTTTTCACACAATACCCATGCATACGCGTTGGCATTTAATGAACGGCGTTTTACCTTTCGTTTGATTTCAACGATATACTCAATGTTAGGATCTAACTTGCTTAACATTTCATCTATAGGGGCCGGAATTAATACGTTCCAGCCTATAGACTTAATTAAGTTAATACCCTTTGTAACCCATTTCATTAAATGCGGTCTCCGGCATCTTCATGTTCAAGTTCTTGGTCTGCATTATCGTATAGCGTAAAACCTTTTTTTACATTGTCTTGACCGTAGTTTTTTATCCACTTTAACGCCGCCACCATTTCAAATTCATCTAACATGCAAACACGCGGCTTTTTGAATTCAGCTGCAACATATTTCGTAATCTCAGCAGGCGGTACATTTTTTTCTTTTTGTATTTTTAGAAATTCATCGTATCCGGCAACGTACTTTTCTTTTGGTTTTGTTGCTTGAACAGGTGCCGCGCTTCCGCCCATTGTATAGCGCACGCTACCTTTACTATCAACTATGATTAATTTGTTGATATTTCGATTTTCGTCATAGTCGATTTCTTTAACTGTAAATTTTGCGTATGACTTAGGCTTTCCGTCTTTCCCCGGTTTCCATTCGCCATTTTGCAAATTAATATAGGTAAACGGAGCGGAATATAACTCCCTACCAATACCCCAGTTAAAGCACGCACGCTTGAAACTGTCAGATGCTTGGCCTTTTTCCTTTTCGGTGTTGCTTTCTGTTCCTACATCGCTTTTGCCTACCCATTCGCCGGTCTGTTCGTTATAAATTGAAACCGTGCAATATAATCTATCGCCAATGATCGTATGTTCACGTTTCCAATTCATAGCACCTACAACTTCATCAAGTAGGCGCATATCAACGCGGGCATCTTTATATAGTAGTACCACCGCGCCTACGCTGCCGTTCTTTTCATTTAATGATTGGATACGGCAATCTATTTCGTTTGCTTTTAACGTTCTAAATTCCATGTTTCACCTTGCCTATTTAATATAGAAATTTTGGTTTACTTTAATTTCCGCACCGTCCACCACTTCGCCAGATTTAATGGCCTTTTTAATGGCAGTTTTATCGGCTTTAATTTCAACTTTTGTAAAATCTGCTGGAATTAAATCAAGATTTATGATTTCCACGCTTTCAGATTTTCTATAACCAGCTTTAAAGGTACCAACTGTTAGCGTTTCAAGGCCTTTTTCTTTTAGTGCGAATTCGACGTTATTTTTTAGCCGTTCAACAAAGTTTTCTTTTGTTTTCTTCATTGCAGTTAAACGGTCGATTTCCGCCTTAATACCAGCAATATCGCTTTCCGTATTTTTAATAAATTTACCTGTGTTTTCTAGTTTTTCTTCAATAGATACATTAATCATTTCTAATGTATCTTGAATTGCTTGAATTTCTTCTTCCGTTTCTGCTGCTTCAAGCATTGCGGATAGTTCCGCATAATCTTTGTTTAGTTCGTAAATGCTAGCCATAATTATTTATCACCTTTCAACAATGTAATAACTTCTTCCGCTTCAACGTTTGTTATAGGTGAGTCCATTAACGAACGATAACGTCCCATGTTTATATAAATTAATTTGTCTTTATATATTGCGTGTACATCATAAATAAAAAGTACTTTACCGTCTTCCGCGTTATCTTTTCTAACACTTAGGTTTAAAGAAATTTCTTTATCTGTTATGTTTTCACATAATTCTGTAAACATTGCCGCAACTTCTGCAATTTGTTCTTTATTTAATCTCCAGTCCATTTTTCACCTTGCCACCTTAACGCGCATCATGTATGATGTGGTTAAGATGCTTTCTTAAACTCACTTTTCGCATCTGCCCTTTAGTGGTTGCCGCCACTATTGGGCCTTTTTTATTTGCTCTATATAAGCGCCGCCATATAACAACGCTACACCTAACAATCCTTGCAATAACGCTTCATATAACGTTATATTGTCAAGTTCTAAACTGCCCGGTGTTCCGAGTAGCAGGATAAATCCAACCGCTTGCATAAATCCAATCATCATAACTCCCCCGTAATAGCTAACATATCGTTAGTTATTTTTTTTATGCCATTTTTTAGTTTTGCGTTTTCTTTCGCCAATGCTTCATTTTCTACTTTTAACGCCCGGTAATTAACCGCATTTATTTCTGTTTCTAATCCGGCTATACTTTGAATTTCTTTGACGGAAAATAAAACGCCCGGTAATTTTGTTAGCTGGTGAATTGTACCAGCATTACGCAAGTTGTATACCGATGATTTAGAGATGCCTAAAACTTCGGCCGTTTCATCTACGGTATACGTTATTTTCATAATTTGTTTCCTTTCATCAATTCCGATAAACCACAATCGAAGAAATGCGCAACCTTTACAAGGCTGCTAATGCTTGGCGATTGTTCGCCGCTTTTCCAACGGGAAATAACACTTTCAGAAATTCCCGTTGCTTTGGATAATTTATAGGCGGTTACGCCTTTACTATCCATAAGTTTGAAAATGTTTTTTGTTACCGTTTTAATCATTTACACCACCTTTTTTTAATGTTATACTTGCGTTATAGCAAGTAATAATATCTCACTACCACACTTGCTACAACGCGATTGTTTATAAGATTGCTTGCGTTTTCGCAACTATCTCATGGCTTTATTATACGTGCGTTTACGCAAGTAGTCTACTAAACATTTCGTAAATTTTATAAATATTTATTTATAATTTGCGGAGGTTAAACATGTTTTACCAAAGATTTAGCGATGCTATGCGGAAAACAGGAGTTTCTATGTATCAAGTTTCAAAAGAAACCGGTATTGCTCAAAGTACTATTTCACGTTGGAAAACTCAAAATTCTACGCCCAATTTAAAAACACTTAAAATTTTGGCGGACTATTTCAACGTGCCAACCTCTTATTTTACAGAGGGCGTAGAGGGAACGCCTGAAATCAAAAACATTGAGAGAAAAATTGATTTAAAGAAAATTACAGATAGCACTTTGATATGTTATTATGGCGATCGTGAATTGACGGAAAAACAAAAAAAGAAATTGCAAAAAGTATTAAAAGCAGTATTAGACGATTAATATATTCAAGGGGAATTGTTAGCATGTTAAATATGGTTTTAGACTTAATTAATTCGTGCGGTTCAAATGAACCACGCAACATTGCAAGCAAGTTAAACATTAAAGTATTTTATAAACGTATGCCTGTAGGTGTTAGCGGTGTACTGATTAAACCGGAGATTAAAAAGGCTATTATTATAAATAGCCGGTTAAGTAGGCGCCAGCAACGCGAAGCACTTGCGCATGAATTAGGGCATGCATTGCTTCATGGCGAATACGATTTATACGGCGGCTTAGATAGCACAACACGCGCAAAACTCGAAATAGATGCGAATACTTTTGCGCATTTATTGTTAAATAAAGGGGTTCAACATGAAAAAGAAAGATGCAATTAATGTAGCTTTTTATCAAAGTGTTTTTTATTTAATTATTGGCTTGGCTTTGGGCCTTGTGCCGTGGCAAGAACATAGATATATATTAGCGATTATAGTATTAGCTTTATTTATTGCCGCGCATTACATAGCCAAATATTCAATAGAGGAATTAGACGATGCAATGCAATATAACCATAAGAAAGAAAGATAA